GGAACATTTTGAAGCATACAGAAATTTGACTAAATCAAAACCAATTTTGGTTCAAGATTATGTCGGAAAAGATGGAATGGAGGTTAGAAGAGAGAAAGAAAGACCACTAAGTGTAGATGGTTTTGAATGCTATTGTTTTGAAAATGGCATTATAAACGATTTAAGCCAATATTTTGCAAACACCGACCAAAGGTACTCAGATTATGTAACTATCTGCTCACATATTAGGAAAGTAGTTAGGAATGACCAAATCCAAGGAGGCATGGCTGGCATCTATAATCCAAGCATTACACAACGGTTAAATGGACTAACTGAAAAGGTCCAAAATGATACAAACATTAACATCAATAAATTACCTGAATGGTTAACTAATGATATTCAATCCTAATCTTGTTTTCATTGAGAAGAGTATAAAAGACAAACGGATTATTGCCCTTCAAGGTGGAACGAGATCGGGCAAGACTTATTCATCACTGCAATGGATTATTAGAACATGCGTGAAATATCAAGGCATGACCATTTCAATTGTCAGGAAAACATTACCGGCATTAAGGTCCAGTGCGATGAGGGACTTTTTCGAAATCCTAACAAAGGCGAATCTATACAATGAGAATTTCCACAACAAAAGCGAGAACACATACCATCTAAATAATAACCTAATTGAATTTTTTTCGGTTGATGAACCGCAAAAGATTAGAGGTCGTAAGCGTGACCTATTGTTTGTGAATGAGGTTAATGAATTAGACCTGGAGGATTGGAGACAATTACTATTCAGAACAACCGGTAAGATAATTGCTGATTATAACCCATCTGATTTCGAGCATTGGTTCTATGACCAGGTACTGACACGACCCGATTGCGGATTGCTTATCACCACATACAAGGACAATCCATATCTACCTGACTCAATCAAGTCAGAGATTGAAGCACTGGAGAATGCAGACCCTGAGTACTGGAAGATATTCGGACTTGGAGAACGTGGGCAGTTAGTCGGTTTGGTGTTCAATAATTGGACAACCTTGTCAATGGTTCCGCCCGATGCTAAGTTTATCGGATATGGATTGGATTGGGGATTCAGTGCGGATCCAACTGCCATTGTTTCACTCTATCAAATAGACCAACAACTATATGTCAAGGAGGAACTATATGAGCGAGGACTAACAAACCAAGACATTGCCGATAGACTAAGACAGATGGGGTTGGAAAAGAGGCACGAGATATTTGCTGACTCAGCCGAACCTAAATCAATCGAAGAAGTATACCGAATGGGATTCAATATCAAGCCAACCCAAAAAGGAAGAGACTCCATCATCAATTCAATTGACATTTTGAGGCGATACCAAATCGGTTTAATTGGTCCGAATCTGATTAAAGAATTCAAGTCATACAAGTGGATAGTCGATAAGACCGGCAATGCAACCAATTCACCAGTGGACTATAACAATCACTCCATTGATGCTTTGCGATATATTGCCCTGATGAAACTGCAAGAAAATAAGCGAGGCGAATACTCACTGCTACGAGTTTAAAATCAATTACTTATAAATCAATTCCCCTATTCACAATTTAATATATTTAACTAAGATGAAACGCAACTACTTAAATCTGAGCATTCAAAAATATATGTCCATACAAAAGGCAAAGCCATTTGAGGACCAATACGAGTTTGAAATCAGAAGGATTGGAATCGTTGAAGGATTGACACATGATCAAGTAATTGAGTTACCTTATACCGAACTGCAAAAAAAGGTGCATGAACTTAATCGATTGCAGAACGATAGGCTTCCGGTTAAGTTATTGAGCAAGGTTAAGATTGGGTCAACATGGTACAAGATAGATACGGACATCACTCAATTAAGAGCATCACAGTTTATTGACTCATCCACATTTTCAAGCGATGACTTAGAAAACAATCTGCACAAGTTCATTGCTTGCTTCCTTAGACCTATGACATGGCGATTTGGTAAAGCAGCAAAGTACGATGGAACTAAACACAAACAGATTTCGGAAGACATCTTGGTTAAGATGACATTGGAACAGGCTTACCCGCTTATGGTTTTTTTTTGTCAATTCTTAAGCAAACTATCGCAAGTTATCCCAATCTATTTAAGTCAGGTACTGGAGAAGATGAAGATGGAAATGGAAGAGGCAGAAAAACCTTTGTTCAAAAGTGGGGTTGGGTCACCACTATCGACAACCTAAGCGGTCGGGACTTAACTAAATGGGATTACTTTTTTGACCTACCAATGACTGAATTTTTAAATATAGTATGTTACTACATAGACCGAGAAGAGAACGATAAGAAACGAGATGAGCAAAATAGATTACAATAGTTTGTTAGCCAATTTAGGCGAGGATGCAGTTCCATTGGGTGAACTGAAATTCGGTTCTAAACTTGAGGAGGCTTTGGTCAAATTTGCCGAAGGAATATCCGCAGCAATGAAAGCCAACTTGGATGAGACAAACGACTATATGAAGTCGAGCCAATTAAGGCAATCAATTGCAGTGTTACCGGTCGAGGTTATGGGGACAAGTTACACGGCAGTAATCGAAGGAGCCAATTATGCTTTCTTTGTCAACTCAGGAGTAAACGGATTGACTCGGAAATTTGGCTCACCATTTTCATTCAAGACCAGGTTCCCAAGTCCTGACATGGTCAAGTCATTAAGTACCTGGATAACCCGAAAAGGAATCCCACTCAAAACAAGATACTCACAAACAAGGCAATTAAGTAAGAAAGCAAGGGCAACCGCTCAGATAGATGAGAAAACTAAAATGGCAACTGCATTCGCATTCGGGATTAAACAAAAAGGATTGAAGCCAACGCTATTTATAGACAACGCAATTACCGATGCTGAAATAGTTAAGATGCAAACGGCAATCGCAAACTTTTACGAAAAACAAATATTAATCTCAATCGATAAAACAATATGGCTATAACAATAATCACCAATCCAAACAATTGGCAAAACGTATACAATGAAATCGTTCTCAACGTGAGTGGTTCTAACTCGACCCAACCGAATTACCAATTTCTTTGTGATGTTAACGTAAGCGGACAAACGAATCCTATCACACGCTTGACCTATCCGAAACAACCATTAGTGGGAACGGTTAATATTAACATTGCTGATGTAGTGCGTAACTATGTGACCTATGATTTTGGCTCATTTAACGTGAGCGGACTGCAAGCATGTTTGAGTTCGAAGGCTAAGTATTGGATTGAACTTGGTGAGATATATGACAACGTGAGCGGAGTACCGGTTATCTATGCAAATCAAACCCAATACGGAACAAGTGGTAGTCCGAAATCGGGTTCAAATGCCATCTTTGATTTCTTAGATTGGACAAAAACTGCATTCAGCACTGGCAAGAAAATAAGCGAAACCAATCCTGTCGGATTAAATCAAGTTGAATTCACCGACAAGATTCAAGTTGGGCAACAAAGATTTTTAAACATATTCGATCCCGATAGAAATACAACTGATATTGAAGTGGCAATCTATAACGCAACAGGCGGTGCGATTGCAAGTGAAACTGCCGCATTCGTGCCAGGTACTGAAGGGATCTATTCATTTAATGTAGGTAATGCGATGATGGTTGGATACAATCTAACCGGAGGCATGGCAAATCCTCTTGCTTCTTATTACACGGTAAGGTTAAGAGATGCGGGCGATAATACATTGCTATCTCGCACGATCAACATTGACCAAGAATGTAGTAAGTATCAAACTTACCGACTCCATTGGCTAAACTCATTGGGTGGATTTGATTCATTTAATTTCACCAAAGTAAGCCGAGAGATAGATGAGATTGAACGCAAACAATTCAAGAAGTTTCAAAGGCTAAACTATGCCACAACTGATAGGCTGAAAACAAACTACTTTACAAAACTAACTGAATCGGTGATATTGAATTCTGACTTGCTTTCAGATGCTGAATATGCGGGATTGGAAGAATTAATATTGAGTCCTGTTGTTATGCTTGAGGTGAACTCATCGACATATGTACCGGTGAACATTCGTGAAACAAATTACGAGAAAAAGAAGTACATCAATGACCAGGCAATTCCAAGTTTCACTATAACAATTGAGTACACATTTGAAAATTATAGACAAGCACTTTAATTATGAATCAAACTGAAATCAAAATAGTTCAATACAACTCATCCGGTCAAGTCATTGCTTCATTTGATTTGGACCTATTCGATTCGGTTCCAATTCCTGTAAGCAAGTCAATCATTGACATCAAGGAACCGGAGAAAAGAAAATCGGATTATACCTTATCAATCAAAATTCCCGCAACCGCAAACAACCGTTCAATTTTCTCAAACATTCAGAACATTGGAAGGACCACAATCAATTCAAGTTCAACCAATTTCTCGCCCGATTTCAATGTCAATCTAAAATCAGAAGCCATTGTTTTAAAAAATGGAATAGTGCAAACAAGAGGCTACCTGCAATTGACTGAGATTCCAATTAATGACCAAGACATTGAGTTTGAAATTGTCATAATCGGTAAACTTGCAAACCTATTCCAAGACCTTGGTGAAAAGAAGATGCCCGAATTGAACCTAAGCCAATACGACCATGCTTGGACCTATAACAATATTGCCAATTCATGGGCAAGCAATATCATTAAGAATGGATTGCCTTATTATAATTTTGATACCAGCGGGAATCCAAATGGCGAAGGATATGTTTACCCATTAATCGACAACGGAAACTCAACCAATGCACGAGAGTTAGAATATACACTTGAAAGAAGCATGTATCCGGCAATATATTTTAAGACAATTGTGGATACAATATTCAGCGAAGCCGGATACAGATATCATTCAAATTTCTTCAATTCAAATTTGTTTAAAAGATTAATCATGCCATTCACTGGTGGAGATTTTCGCTCAACTCAATCAGAGGTGAATGATAGGATTTTCACTGTTGGAAATTCGGCTGATTTGAATTTTACTACGACATCGACAAGTTATGCATCAGAATCGTTTAGATACGACTTTGACACTATCGTTCAAAATACAACTCCAACAGGTGTTGATGTTTTAAATAATAAATATATAATACCAACAGGGAATAATGGTAAATATGCCTTTAATTGGATTGGTACAATTACTTTAACAAATGATTCAGGTGACTCAATAACTGGAGATGCATCTGTATTAATAATTGCTTATAGAAAAAGAGGTTCAACATTAACTACTTTGTCATCATTTTATTATAATGAAGCATTATTCACTTTTGACAGTACTCCTCCAAGTGGTTCATTAACAAATGACTATGCGTTTTCAAGTAAAGAATTTGATTTTATACATAATGATGAAATTTATTTTGAAATATCTTGGTATGTTAGAACCGCATATAATATAACTACATCGGCAAATTTACTCTCTAACGAAATAAGCGTGACCATAGCAGCCGGAGCGGAATTCTCATCCTCGCCAAGTGTTGTCTACTTTGAAGGACAAGATATTGGAATGAGTTCAGTGATGCCACCAACAGTTAAGCAAACCGAATTCTTATCATGGTTGTTTTACTCATTTAATTTATATGCAATACCTGACCAATTGGATCCTCAAAAATTAATCATTGAGCCAAGAGATGACTTTTATATTTCAGATGCCGAAGATTTGACAAACTATCTTGATATGTCAAAAGAGATGACAATCAAACCGATGGGCAGTCTTGATTTTAAAGAGTTTATTGTCAAGTACAAACAGGATAAAGATGAATACAATGCCAAATATCAAAACGTATTTGGCGAACCATATTCAACTAAGAGAATTAAGATTGAAAACGATTTCCTAACCGCTACAAAATCGGTTGAGGTTGGGTTTAGTGCGAGTCCTTTGAGCAATTCGATAGGTACTCATGATCGAGTTTACACTAAGATACGTTCAGAGGTTCCACTTGCCCAAGATGCTGACTTGCCATCGTTCAATGTTCGCATGCTATACTATGGTGGATTAGTTTCAACCACAAAAGGATGGACATTGAAGACAACTTTAAGCGGAAACATCAATTTTGCAGTCGATTTTCCATACGCTGGCATGCTTGATTCGGTTTCAAATCCAACTTTGGACCTATCTTTTGCTCAACCAAGGGCAATCTTCTTCGGATTGGGTCAAATTACATACACAAACGGGAACCTATACAACCGATATTGGGCAAAAACCATCGCAGAGATAACCGATTTGGACTCCAAATTGATTACTGCGCAGTTCCATTTGACACCAGTGCAGTTAGCAAACTTAGATTTTCGCAAGAATTACCTGATTGACCGCCAATATTATCGCCTTTATTCAGTCAATTATGACCTGAATTCAAATGAACCAGCCACAATTGAACTATTGAAACTCAAAACCGCACCATCATTTTTGGCTGCGACCGGTACGGGCAACGGTGGTAGTGGTGGAGTATTGACAGATGAGCCATTGCCAATGTTTTTGAGGTACGATAATTCACGCTTATATCAAGATACTGCCACAACTAACTTGACCATTACTGAGATGGCTCAAGATATTATTTATTTGGATTTTAATAGTAGTGTATACATGGTTACGGTAGACTCACCGGTCTACTTGCCCGATGCAAATCAGGCACGAGGCTTAACCGGTGACTGCACAATTGTAGTCAAGAATCTTGCCGGTATTAAAATCGTTTTGTATCCAACAATTTCAACGCAAACAATCAACGGAGCGAATCATTTTGATGTCATGAATTATCATTCAGTTACATTGGTTGCATTCAACGGAAATTGGCAAGTTTTAAATATTGTTAATACAGGAGGAGGATAGAAATGATTGAAACATTAAAAGCATTTGGACAATTATGGGGATTGGCAAAGGTTGCGGATTCGCAAACGATTGCCATTATTAAAGAGATTCAAAAAAGAGTTAAAAAAGAACTGAAATGATAAAAGAAATATTAATCAAACTTGGTGTACAAGTTGAAGGCGATGGTTTGAAGAAAGCCGGAGAAGGATTGGATGATATTGGCAAGAAGGGCAAAGGTGCAAAAAGTGGTTTGGATTCCATTGCCGATTCTGCCAAAGCGATACCTGGTCCAATGGGTAAAGTTATTGGAGCCGTAAAAGATACTGCAAAATCAATGATGAATCTTGCTGCTTCCAACCCATATCTTTTGGCAATTGGAATTGCAGTTGGTATCATTTATTCAGTTTTCAAAAAACTTGATCCCGTAATTGACAAGATTGGTCAAGTCATGGGTGGACTTGGCGCAGCATTTGGAAATTTTGTTGAATCAGCAGGTAAGTTACTAAGCGGAGATTGGGCGGGTTTTGCTGATGGTGTGAGCAAGACATTTGATGCATATTCGGAAGGCGCAGAAGCAACTCGGATGTTACAAGATTTGGAAGATGCTCAAGATGCAGTTAACCTATCAGCACAACGATACGAGTACCAAATTGATGTATTAATTAAGCAGTCAAAAAATCATAATTTAGGATACAAGGAAAAAATTGCTTTGCTTGAAAAAGCTAAACAACTGCAAGAAGATGAGATTAATTTGGAAAAGAGACATTTCCAAGAAAAATTAAAAGCACTTGCATTAGAACTGCATGCCACTGGAGTGACCTATGCTCAAATGATTGAAGCAGCCAAAGGGAAGTCAGTTGCTGAATTGGGAATCACCAATGCAGATTCAATTGAGAAACTAAAAGCATTGCAACAATTTGGTGGCGAATACTTGGGGATCCAACGCTCAAACGAAGTTAAGCGTGAAAAGATTAATAATGAATTTGCAACTATTGAAGAAGGTAGAAAAGCAAAGGCATTAGCAAAAGAACAAAAGGATCGGGCAGAAGCAGAAAAGAAAAAGCAAGAAGAAGCCAAATCTGATTTTGAATTTTACCAATCACTGAGCAAAAAAGATGCAGATGAAAAAGAAAAAATAAAAGGAAGAGAAGCAAGTTTGCGCCAATCGGATAGAGACCAGTACGCAGCACATATTGAGGACTTGAGAGGAATAGCAGCAGATGAGATTTTGTCGGCTGAAGAGCGATACAATGCCATTGATGAACTGAACAAAAAAGGAGTCTTATCTGACCAACAAGCAGCAGAAGCCAAAACTAAAATTGCCAAAGCCGAATCTGATGCTAAGATACAATCACTTGAAGCATACGGTTCAATTATTGGAACCATTGCAGATATGGTTGGAAAAGAAACTGCTGAAGGAAAAGCATTGGCTATTGCATCCTCTTTAATATCAACCTATTCAGCAATCGCAAAAACATTAAGCGCATTTGCCGGAGTACCGGTTCCAGGATATGCAATCGTTCAAGCAATCGCAACAGGAATTGCCGGTATTGCAGCCGTGAAAAAGATTGCAGAAACTCCGATACCTGGTCAAGGTGGTGGTGGTGGTGGAAGTGGCTCTATGCCATCTATCTCAGCACCGGCAACCCGTGCAGCATCTTCATTTGTTATGCTCGGCAATCAGAACCCAATCAACACAAGGTCGGTTGGTAATTCAAAGGTTTATGTTGTCGAATCGGACATCAGCAAAACACAAGCAAAGGTCAACGGAATCAAGGCAAAAGCCACTATTGGTTAAATTTAAACTGCTTAAATATATTTAATAACATGGAAAAGAATCTGCCACTATACGAATTATTTATAGATGAGAACGATGAATCAGGTGTGGACTTTATTGCACTGGTAGATGAGCCGGCAATTCAAAAAGGATGGAAAGCATTCGCTGCCGAAAAACCGATGAAATTCTCAGCAGATGTTGAGAAAAGAATCATATCAGGACCGGCTATGGTTCCCGATCAATTGATTTATAGAAAAGATAAAGATGGTAACGGTTACAATGTCATTTTCAGAACCGATACAATTCGTAAGATAGTAGAGAAATATTTCCGTAACCAAAACAACGGCAATTTCAATTTAATGCATCGCAAGAATTTACTTGCCGAAGGTGTATACTTAATTGAATCAATGCTCATTGATGAACAGAGAGGAATAAGGACTCCATTAGGATTTGAAAAGTTAAAGGATGGGTCTTGGTTCATATCGTGTAAGGTTGAAAATGACCAAGTTTGGGACGATTACGTTAAGACTGGAGTATTCACCGGATTCTCAGTTGAAGGAATTTTCTTGGAAAAGAAAGTGAGCAACGCAAATAAGCAATTGGATGAGGTAATGAGCATATTGGCTCAGATAAATTGAAACGCAAAAACTAAATAATATTTATAATCATGAACGCAGAAGAAGCAATCAACAAAATTAAAATTGCCCTTGGAATGGAATCCGAGAAGATGCAATTTGCAGAAGCCAAATTGGCTGATGGTATCACGGTAGTAACTTGGGAAGGTGAATTGATAGGAGCAACCTTAATGGTTATTGGTCCCGATGGTAAAATTCCCGCTGCCGATGGCGAACATACATTTGAAGATGGTTCAATGGTAACTGTTGCAAATGGTATTGTTACCGCAGTAAAACCAAGCGAAGCACCAATGGAAGAAGAGCCAGTTGCTGAAGAAGCACCTGTTGAAATTGAAGTTGAAATGGCAATTGAGTCCCCTACTTTGGAAACTATCCATGAGATGGTAAAAGAATGTATGGCTAAAATTGGCGAATTAGAAACTAAAATTGCAGATGGCAAAATTGCTGAACAAGTAGATCAAGCGATGAGTGCAATTTCAGCACAAAAAGAATCGTTCATCGCCCTGGTTAATGTGGTTGATAAAATCGCAAAATCACCAAGCGCAGAGCCGGTTGAAAATCCTGATATATTTTCATCAATGAAAGTGAATGCAGATGACCGACAAGAGCGTGCAAATATCTTAATTGAAAACTTAAAAAACTTTAAAAAATAAAAAATTATGGCATACAATGTCTCAGGTTTAGCAGCATATACTAAACCAAACGAAACCCAACTCTTAACAAGAGCATTATTCTCAGCAAAATCAATCAGTCTTGCAACAAAGCAAGTTGGTGTGAAATCAACTGAGCAAGTTAACGTATTAGAATCTGATGCAGTATTCCAAGCAGATGCTTGTGGATGGAACGCTTCAGGTACTACCACTTTCTCAAACAGAACCTTAACTGTTGGTGCAATCAAAATCCAAGAGGCTTTATGCCCGAAAGATTTGAACGCAAAATATTTGCAGTTAATGTTGCCAGCAGGTTCTGCTGATCAATCAGTTCCATTTGAGCAAGTTTACACAGATTTCAAAGCCGGCTTAATTGCTGAACAATTGGAGTCAGGATTTTGGCAAGGTGATTTGAACTCAGGTTCACAATCATTGGCTCGCTTCGATGGTTTGGTGAAAATTATCGCTGCTGCAAGTGGTGTAATCGAGTCAAATGTTAGTGGTTATATGTCAGGTGCGCCTTATAGCGTAAGTGGTACAATTACCTCAACAAATGTAATCGCAATCATGCAAGGTGTTTACCGTGCAATCCCTATTGCAACATTGCCTAAGTCAATCATTTTCTGCGGAACTGATGTATTCAGAACATTACAATTGGCTTTGACTAACGCAAACCTTTTCCACTACAACTCAAACGGAACCAGTGATGCAATGGAGATTGTATTGCCAGGAACAAACACCAAGATTGTTGCAGTTAATGGTTTGAATGGTACAAGCAAAATCTACGCAATCGAGCCAACTAATATGTTCTTTGGAACTGATATGTTGGGCGAAGAAGATAAGTTTGAAATGTTCTACGCAAAAGAAGCGAATGAGGTTAGATACCATGTTCAATTCAAAGCGGGCGTTCAAATCGCTTTCCCTTCACAAATCGTGAAATTTACTTTAGCATAATTCATCGGGGAGAGGTAACACTCTCCCCATAATTTTTTTTAAACTATGGCATGTGCAATAACCTCAGGTTATACGCTTGATTGCAAGGATGCAATTGGCGGTATTAAAAAAGTATATTTTGGTAATGCAGAAGCATCTGCTGCCACTTATACAACAAACGCATCCGGTGCCATTACTGGTGTAACCGGAATACAATTTTACTCTTACGAATTATTACCACAAGGTAAGAATTCATCAACTGAAACAATTAACTCAAACGCTGAAGTTGGAACATTATTCTACACTCAAGCGTTGACTCTTGAATTTACTAAGTTGACTCAAAATACACGCAACAAACTTGCGACAATTGCCAAACGTAGAAATGTAGTTATCATTGAAACACATGATGGAACGTTCTTCTTACTTGGTCAAACTTACGGCTTAGATTGTACTGGTGGTTCAATCTTATCAGGAGCCGGAATGGGCGAATTTCAGGGATATCAACTAACCTTAACCGGTATGGAAAAGAATCCCGCAAATGAAGTGACCTCATCATCTGCTTTTACTGTCTTGTAGTTGTTGAATAGTTAATTGATTTGAAAGCCACTCCTTAATTGGGGTGGCTTTTTTGTATTATATTGCCTAAAGTATATTTAATACTATGATAGTATTGAACTCAGGCGCAAATACGGTTGCATTAACCTTAACCGAACGGACAACAATAAGTCCAGCGTACTATTTATTTGCCATCACAAGTTTTCAAACCAAACAGACTAAGTATTTCACCGGAACCGATATATCTTCTTATAAAGAAAGATACAATAAATTCATATTTAATTTGGTCGGATCGGTTGGTGCTGAGAATCTACTTAATTCGACATTTTATCTACCAAATGAGGGCATCTATTACTACGAAGTTTTCCAACAATCAAGCGCAACTAACCTAAATCCATTGAATACAGGAGCATCTGTTGAGGTTGGCACTTTGAAAATAAATTATTCAGAAGATTCTTCAATTATTTACACACCTAATTCGGGGTTAATTATAGCATATGGACAGTAAAAAGTTTGCATTCTCAATGTCTGATGGATTGGACACCTACAAAGTGCCTGATTTCACGCAAGATTCCAATAAAAAATGGGTCAATTACGGCTCGGATAATATGTATCCGTACTATTTGGTGGACCTTTTTAATCGTTCAGCAAAGCATAACGCAATCCTAACCGGTAAAAATACCTATATATATGGGCAAGGATTGAAATTGGAAGGGGAACCAAGCCAATTATTTAACAAACCAAACCGATTTGAATCGCTTTCTGAGATATACAATAAACTCATTCTTGACAAATTATTGTATGGTGGTTATGCTTTGCAAATAATTTGGGACATGGCGGGTCAAGGTATTGCCGAAATCTATCACATGGACTTTTCAAAATTGAGAAGCAATATTGATAATACATCATTTTTTTACTCAGCAAATTGGGGCGATAATAAGCACAAGCCAAAAGAATATAAAGCATACAATCCAGAGAAGCGAGAAGGCACTCAAATCTATTATTATAGGGATTATAGACCCGCAATCAAAACGTATCCATTACCTGAATATATTGGAGCGATCCCGTATGTAGAATGTGACATACAAATCGCCAATTATCACCGATCTAATTTGCACAATAATTTCTTTTTTGGTGGTATACTATCATTCAATAACGGAGAGCCGACACAAGAGGAAAAAGATACCTTGGTGAGGATGATAAATCGCAGACACCAAGACACGGACAATGCTGGCAGATGGATTATAAATTTTTCTGATGGAGCAGATAAAGCACCAACAGTAAACACATTGGAACCATCGGCATTAGACAAACAATTCGAAATATTAAATGGTCAAGTCCAACAGGAAATTTTTGTTGCACATAAGATAACATCACCAATGTTTTTTGGTATCAAAACCGAAGGTCAATTGGGCGGAAGAAGTGAGATGATTGATTCGTTCAAATTATTTGAACAGAATTACATCACACCGATTCAGCAACATTTTGAAGAGTTATTCAATTACTTGTTTGGTATCAGTGGAATTCAGTCAATCATAACTGTTGAACCTTTGCAGATGTTCAAACCATCGTTTTCTGAGCAAACATTATTGGAAATCGCAACAAAAGAAGAAATGCGTGAAATGGCAGGATTGGAAGCAACGATTGGCGTAGAATCTGCCGGATCTCGCACTGCTTCAAAAATTGGATTATTTTCGCCATTGGTTGCCAACAAAATTCTTGACACATTAACACAAGATGAGGTTCGTGCTTTGGCGGGAATAGAACCAACAACCGAACCAATCAATCCCACTGGCATGCCGGCTCCAACTCAAATGGCATCCGAAGAGTGGAAGCGTGAGATTGAGGTCTTTGCCGAATTCGGTGAGGATGTAAATCTGTTCGAAGAGATTGAATCAAGAAAAGTTTCGTTCAATGCGGATCAATATTCGTTTGAATCGCAGTTGGAATTTGATGAACAAGAATTGATGCAATTCGCATCTGTTTATGAACCAACTCCAATCGAGAATAAAGTCATTGATTTGGTTAAAAAGAATCCAACCTGGAGCAAGACAAAAATTGCAAGTGAATTAAAAATAGGACCAACCGAATTAAACACGATTTTTGATAAACTAAACAAAGAAGGAATCTTGAAACTTACTGATGGAATTTGGAACTTATTAAAGTTACCTCCTCCAATCAGTGCAATTTCAAAAATCGGAAATGAACTTGCTAAGTATTCAGTGAAATACAAGTACACTGGTCCAAATGATTCTAAGAATAGAGATTTTTGCAGAGCAATGCTCAATTTGAATAAGGTCTACACAAGAGATGATATCGACAAAATCTCAAATAGAGTTGATAGAAATGTTTGGACTAAAAGAGGTGGATGGCAAACGGTCAAAGGAACCGATATTCACCTACCATTTTGCAGACATACCTGGAGTTCAGTATTAGTAAAAAAGAAATAACATGGCAACAAACGTATTGTTAATATCAGAGGCAACATTAAAAAGTGAGACCGTAATCTCAGAAAATGTTGACCCAAAATTATTGGTTCCTACAATTAAAGAGGTTCAAAATATATACATCACTCCATTACTTGGCACGGCTTTATATAACGATGTAATTGACCAGGTCTCGGGTGGAACAATTTCGGCTGCTTACGTTGAATTGCTAAACGACTATATTCAACCGGTCATGGTTAAGTATTGTGTATATGAAGCAGTGCTTGATTTGTCGTTTAAATTTCAAAATAAGAATGTCGCAACTAAGACAAGCGAATTTTCTCAGCAAGCAAGTTTGAATGATTTAAGATATTATATGGATAAGGCACTAAATAGGGCGCAATACTATGCCGAGCGAGTGACTCGATTTTTGATTGCAAACCCAACTGTTTATCCTAAGTACCTAAATCAAGGACAAGCAGATGCAAGCACTATTTATCCAACGTACAGAAATTATGCAAATGGCATGTATTTGGGCGGTGATATAGATTGGGATCGAGTGCCGGCTGAAATCAAATACCAGGGAAATAATCCAAGAGGAATTTTCTAAACAAAATTATGAGAAAAGAAGGCACACGCAACAAGGCAAACATTCAAAAATTAAAGGAGTTTATCAAAAAAAATGAAGTATTCAGTAAATCAGTTAGAAGCAAAACTGCAAACGATAGTGACAAATCATTTTCAATTAAAGGGATTTCTATTTGGTGACCCGTCAGACATTGGTGCAAGCGGTCCGGTTGATTATCCTTTTTTATTGGCTGATTGTTTGCCATCAAATATGTCTACAAAATCAATCAATTTGAGCATTCAATTAATGGTGATGGATATCGTTAAAAAAGACCTATCAAATGAGAACGAAGTCCTATCTGATACATTGCAAATGCTCGAGGATGTATATATTAAATTACGAGATATAAATCAATCGAATTACATCCTATCCGATTCGGCTTCAATGTCACCTTTTACCGATTCTCAAGGCGATGAGGTTGCCGGTTGGACTGCAACGGTTACCTTACAAATCCCATCATCATACAATTCGTGTGAAATACCATCAAATTAAAGAAATAAACAAAAATAATATTTATAGACATGACTGATATTCAAAAAATTTTAGGCGGAAATGGATGTTTATTCATTGATGCAGCCGTTACCGGTAAGACATTTTATGCATTAACCGTTAATGCTGATGCAGTATTAACCACATTAACCTCAAAAGGTGGCAAAGACTTACTGACCCAATACGGATTAAGTGGCAAAACAATCAAACAAGGTACATTTATACCAAGTTTTTCAGGGGATCCAATTGCTGCGGTAACACCAGCGAGTGGTTCATTGATTGGTTACGGATTTAATGATGCATTATAATGGCTATCGGCATTGGAATATCCCCTTTTTTGGGGGTTAAATCGAGTGCTCCAACACTCGGCACAACAATGGCAACAACTCATTACAACCGAGTTATTGCTGATGGTGGAGTATTACCCGCAG